TTGGCGTCGCGGTTCAGCGCGCGGATAGCGGCTTGCTGCGCGGCGAGCAGGGCCGGGCTGCCGCGTCCGGCTCCGCGGGCGTAGGCGCGGATGACTGCCTGGCGGAGGGGTTTCGGTACCCGCGGCCAGTCTTCCCGGCAGAACAGGTGGGTGTCGGGGACGTCGGTGACCGTGCAGCCGACTGCGGGGCAGTGGTGGGTCATGTCCGTCCGTCCTTCTGGCTGGCCGCACGCCGGACGTAGACTTGCTGGATCTCGCTGAGGATGATGGCCATCTCCGCGTCGGTGAGCCGGGCGTTCTGCTGGATGGTTTCGGCGGCGTTGCTGAACGCTACGGCTGCACGCTGGACGTGGATGGGTGCGCCGGTCTTGCGGTCCCGGCGTCCGGGTCGCTCAGGCACCGGACGGCTCCCCGTGTCCGGTCTCATCGAGCAGCGCACGGAGGTCTTCGGCGACCCCTCCGTACACCGCTCCGGCCTGGACATCCCCGTGCCAGATGCGGGCCGCTTCCTCGCACAGTCCAGCGAGCCGGGCCACGCCGGCCGCGAGGACGTCCGGTCCGGCGGGGCTTTCCGGCCCGGGTGCCTTGAGTGCTTCGCGCAGCAGTTCCAGCGGAACCGCGTACCCGGCGTTCAGGGCGCCCGTTTTCTGGTGCGGCTCCTTGAGCCGTTCCGCGACGGCGAGGACGCGTTCCCGTTCAGCGGCGCGCACCGCGGCGTGGTCACTGTCGAGCTGCCCCCGGAGATCCTTGAGCAGCCCTTCCATGAGTTCGGCCATGAGGCCGAACGCGACCAGCTCGCCGGCGGGGACCGCGACCGTGTCATCCGCAGGTTCGTACCGCTCGGTGAAGTCCTGCTCGCAGTACACCCGGAAGTCGTCGCCGTTCTCTTTGACGATCCAGTCGTCGTGCTGGGCCGACATGTCGCCGTCACGGTTGTAGACGAGGAGGGTGGTGGGCACGTTGTCGCGGCCGAAGCCTGCGACTTCTCCGCCGCACCAGTCGGCGACACCGCAGGGCTCGGCCGCGTTGAACTGGCGGGCTTCCACTCCGGCGTTCTTGCGCCGCCAGCGCGTAACGCCCTGCCGGTCGCCGCTCACTGGCCAGCCTCCTCGCCGGTGATCTCGTACAGGTGCCAGACGAGACCTTCGGAAGTCCTCGGCGCGGTGCCGACGTAAACCGCGCCGGGCGGGATGGGGTGGCCGGTGCCGACGATCGTGAACGTCCGGACCTTCGGCTCGTCGGCCTCGTCGTGCTCGGCCCAGAACTCGATGCCCGCACTGTAGCCCAGAGCGCCGAAGGCTACGGGTTCTCCGGTTAGCTCGACGCGGCACGGGATGCCGTCGATGGCCACCTCATAGCGGTGCATGGTGCGGGCGGTGCTCATGATGCTTCCTCCGGGAGCCGCAGGTACATGACGGCGACCTGAGGATCGCGGAGATGTGCGATGCCATCCCCACTGGCCAGCCCCGATCCCGGCACGCTCAAGGATCCGGCGCGCGTCCTCTTCGCCGGCAAGCACCTCACACCAGCCCTTAGCGTCCCTCTCGCCGATGATGCCCAGCCCGGTCAGCTCGTCCAGCAGCCGGGCAGCGGTCGCCCAGCCCACGCGGGCTTTCCGCTGGATCTTCGAGGCACTGACCTTCTCCATGCTGAGCGCCACCTTGACGGCGTCGCGGAGAAGGCCAGGGTCGCGGATCTCCATCAGGCACCCCCGGTCCCGGCGCGCCGCCGCCAGCCGGCGTACTTGACCTGACCGACGCGGGCGCGGTAGCCGTCGCCCTTGGACGCGTCGAACTCGGCGAGGATCTCGGCGAGCAGGTCACGGAGGCGGTTCAGGTCGGAGCGTGCCTCGTCGCGCTCGCCGACCCGATGCAGGCGCGTGACGCGTTCATTAGCGAGCTGGTCGCGGAGGTCGTCGCGCTCGTCGGCTAGCGCGGTGATCTCGTGTTCTGCGGGGCGTGCTGCGTTCATCTCAGCCGCATCGGCCCCGCCGAGCCAGTCGTCGTCCGCGATCTTGCGGAGCGCGGCGCCCAGATGGGTGATTGTCGCCAGGTAGGTGAACGTTGCGGCGCGGTCCTGCGGGAGACGCTTAGGAAGCCGGTCCCCCTCGGTCCGGGCTCGCAGCGAGTCAGCGATCCCTCGTACAGCGGTCGCGCATCCCCGCTCGATCTCGGAGGCGGACTGCTCCAGAACGGCGGCGAGGCTCTCCAGGTGGCCCTGGGTCTCTGCGAGCTGCGCGCGGAGCTGGTCCTGTCCGGCTTCGGCTTCGCTGGCGCGTGCGGTCGCGCGCCGGAGTTCGCCGGAGTACATGCTCTGGGCGCGCTCGATCAGCTCGGCGGCCATGGCGTCCCGTTCGCCTGTGACGTTACGAAGCTGCTGCCGCGCCTCGTCGCGCTCAGTGCAGGCCGAGTCGCGTTCGTCGCAGGCACGCTGATAGGGGGCGGCGCGGGCTTCGTCTCGCTCGGTGCGGAGCGCGTCGCGCTCCCCTTGGACTTCGCGGAGCATCCACATCGGGGTGCGGTCCGGGTCGGCCGGTGGTATCTCGGTCACGAGTTCGCCGCCTCCCACTGCTCGACGCTCTCGTACTGCGCGAGGCCGTCATCGGTGTGACCGATGACCGTAGAGGCACCGTCACCATGGCGGACCACCGCGTACCAGCGGTGCATGTCTATGACGGGGACGGACTCCGCGCGGCCCATGGCCCCGATGGCGGCAAGGATGAGTTCTTCCGCCGAATCGTCGTCCAGTTCCTCGGCGTAGCCGTCCTCGTCGAACTTGCCGGTGACGAATCCTGCCCGCACCATCGGCATGTACAGGTCCAATTCCCAGCCGCTGTTGCCGAACGGCCGCTTGCCGCTGAATCCCTCGCCCTCACGCCAGACCTTGCCGAGCAGGGTGGTGAGGTACTCGCGGACGGTTGCCGCGCGGGCGTCGTTGTCGTCCAGTTCGAGACTCAGCAGGCGCTGAATGGTCTCGTCGGTGATGTCGCTCATGAGCTGGCCCCGGCTCCCGTCTCGTCGCCGATGGCTACGAGGAACGCGCGGGCGGTGATGGCGCGGACCTGAATGCGCTCGTTCGGGCTGTCGATCGCATCGGCCCACTCAGCGGCGAGGTAGCGGACTGCGGCGACCTGCGCCAGCGCCTCGTCCCGTTCGGCCGCGATCCGGACGACGTTGATGCCCTCGATCGCTTCTGGCAGGTACTTCGCCAGCCACGCCGCCCACAGCACGGTGCCGTCGTCCTCGGTGATGGTGATGTGCTGCTCGTCGTCGGTGTCACACTCAGGGTCGGTTGTGTCCATGACTGCTGAGCGGACAGCGCTGTCGCGGTCCTCGGCGGCGAGGGCCTGCCGGATAGCAGGCTCCGTGTATTCGGCGTCGGCATCGAACTGGGTGGTTCCGCTGGTGATGACTTTGATCTTCATCGCTTCACCGTGGCCACGATCGCGGCGACGCCGAGCACCAGGCCGATGATTACGATGGCCAGCGCCGCGCCGATCCACAGCGGCGACACCACCCACCACCACGACCAGCCGATCTTGTGCAGGAGCTTGAGGACGATGAAGACGATCGTCAGCAGGCCGGCGAAGCCGATCCCGCTGGACGACGATGACGACGAGGTGTTTCTGCTCATTCGGTGATCTCCTAGGGGTTGTCCGCGCCCGTGGCCTTCTCGGCTGGGCTCGGGCGCGGGACGGGTGGTTACGCGCGCCTCGCAGCCGAGCGCGCGTCATCGGCGTCAAGCGCCAGGTCGTACAGGCGGCTCCACTCGGAGGGCGCCAAGGCGTCGGCAGCGTCCTCCAGGGATGCGGCGTGAGTGCTGGCACCGGCCCGGTCCAGTGCCGTCAGCGCCGGGTGGTCGAAGTACTCGGCAGGGTAGTTCTCGGTGGCGTACTCCGCGCCTTCCCGGTCGCGCTTCCACAGGTGCAGCAGCGCCGCGCCCTTATCGAGGTCGGTCATCTCGCCCCATCCCGGCATCGGGGCCTGCGCGGTCTCGTCAGCGGTCATCGTTCTTCCTCTCGTTGATGGTTTTCCGTGTCGTTCACGCGGCGCTCCCGTCGTGCCCGAGGTCGCGGGCAGACTTGGCGGCTTTGCGGCGCACGTCGGTCATCGCTGCCCTCCAGTCGTCGCCGGGAGCGGCGGCCATCGGCCCTGTCGCGGGCCTGCGTGCCGAGTTGCGGAGTTCGGCCGGGTTGCCTTCGGGGCCGTTGATCAGCCGCCACACTTCGCGGACGACGGCCAGCGGCTCCCAGTTCGCGCCGTTCGCTGCCAGGACTGCGTCGCGGAGTTCCCACCGGTCCCAGTCCGGTCGCATCTCGCAGGCCAGGTCCAGGAGCACAGGGAGGGACGGAGGGTGGATCTCGGGGACGTTCTGCTCGGCGTCCATCAGGCGTACCTCCGGTTGCCGGCGCCATGCCTCGCGTTGAGCGCGGGCGGCTCGTCGCCGTTGAGCGTGTTGCCGGCGATGACGTTGCGGTCCATGAACGTGACCGGCTCAGCCCCATCGATGGCGAGCCAGAGGACCGCCCTGGCGATCGCGATAGCGACGGGATCGCGGTCGACGCCGTAGACGCATTCGCGCATCACGCCGGGCAGGAGCATGGCGGTACCGCGCTCGCGGTCCTGGCCGCTGAGGTCCGCGCCGACCAGGCCGAGCCAGCGGGAGGCGATATGCCGGGCGGCGGCGACCAGGTAGACGCCGCAGCCGCACGCCGGGTCGTAGGCAGTTACCCGGAGGATCTCGTGCGGTTCCTGCGGCTTGATGATCTTGTCGATGGCCAGGTCGATGCTCATCCGGCTCATCGGCATGGCAACCCCGGCCGGGGTGTACCAGGAGCCTTGCGCTGCGCGCTTGCCCGATTCGGCATCGAGGAGACGCTCCCGCATCGCGCCGAGTTCCTCCGCACCCCAGCCGCTCATGTCCTCGTCCGCGAGCCAGTCCGGCAGCGTCACCTGAGGGTCAGGCCACGGCGGCTTGATGCCTCGCCGGGTGGCGATCCGGCTGATGACCGACCGGGCGATGTCCAAGTCGCTCACGCGTACCTCCGGGCGTTCTCGGGACGTCGGCGAATGCGGGCCGTGTCCAGGAACAGCACGCGGCAGGTGGAGACGTGGAGGCCGAACCGGTGCTCACCCTCGCGGATGCCTCCGGACGGACCCACGGGGCGCACGCGGGGCGTCCGGGTGCGGTCCCAGGCCACGACCACGGGGCCACCTGGTCCCTCGTCGAGCGGGATCAGGTCGCCGGTCGCGGCGAGCGCGAACAGGACTCGCCGGCCGCAGTCGGGGCAGTCGCCGATACCGGGCGTGCGGATCTGGCTCATGCGGATCTCACCTCCGGGTGACGTCTGCGGTTCGCCTTCGGGAACGGGCACTCGGTGCAGAATCCGTTCGCGTCCGGCTTGAATTCGTGGGCTTCGGGGTCGGGTTCCGGGATCGGCTCCGAGAGGATCTCCGACAACGGCGGCGGGGGGTCGAGCAGCTCGGCGTACAGGTCGGTCTCGTTGGCGATTGACTTGCGCAGGTGCAGCTCCGGGTCGCGGATGCGCTTGCCGGATTTCTTGACGCGGCTGCGGATCACCGCGATGAGCTTGAGGGCTTCCGCGTCGGAGATCACGCGGCCCTCGCGCTCGCAGACTTCCTCGACGGCGACCGGGATGAGGTCCCGGTCTTCGCGCGCTCGCGCGTTACGGACTGATGATTGATCGTTTTGCTCGCCCGGTGAGTGATTAAAAGATCGATCAGTCCGCGCGCGCGAGGGAACGTCACGTGACGCATTTTTGACCTGCGGTTTTGCTGCCTGTCCGGGGGTTGTCACGTGACTGTCACGTGACATGTCCGCGGACGCGTCACGTGACATATTTTTGACCTGCGGTTTTGTACGCGGACGACCGCGCGCGCGGCGCGGTTTTTCCGCGTTTTCCACAGCCTTGCGGTCCCGCTCCCTTTTCTTCCGGTCCCGGTCCGACATGCGGCGCCGTTCGAGCGCTTCGAGCTCCTCCTGCCATTCCTGCCAGCGAGCAATGAGGTGTCCTGGTTGTCCTCGGTCTCCACTGGAGGGAATCCACAGCGAGCGGGCTACGAGAGCCTCGACGGACGCCGCGTGCCGGCGGCGTCGGATCAGGGATGGGACGATCTCGGCGGGGATGAATCCCCCGGTGTCCTCGGCCCCGGCGTAGGCCAGTCCCCGGACGAACAGCAGTTCCGTGTCCGCGTCGGGGAGGCTGGCGACCTCCGGGTCGAGGTAGTAGCGGGTGGACAGCTTGACCCAGTCCACGTCAGGTGTCCTCCGCAGCCGCTTCGAGCAGCGACGCCAGCAGCGGGCAGTCAATGGCGTGCCACTCCCGCACGAACACGTCCCCGTCGTCGTCGCGGATGACCTCAAGGTGCCAGGGCAGGCAGTCCGGGCATGGCCAGATGTCGCCCTCGGCGTCGAGATCGACCCACGCCACGGGCGCGTCGTAGGCGAGCCTCGGCTTGGGATGCATGAGCTAACCGCCCCCCTCGGGGGCGATGCGGGACGGGCACTATCCACCTTCGTTCAGCCTTCGTTCCTGCTGGTCACGTTCGCGGCAGCGAGCCGCCATCTATGCGGACCGCGTCCGCGTGACCGATAATGCCACACCAATGTGGCATGGTCAATCCGGCCACATCGATTGGCATATAGGCTACGATGGAATAGGCCACATACGTGTGGCAACATGTGGACGTGGACCCGGAGCAGGCGATGACCGAACTTCTTGATGCCGTTGCCGACGTGAATGCCCAGCCGAAGCGCATCGCGCGGCTTGCCGCTGCGCTCTACCAAGCGCAGAAGGGCCACCGCCAGCGCGACCTTGTGGCGGAGACCGGCCTTACCCGCGAGACGATTCGCCGTCACGTTGAGGACGAGAAGATCCGGCGCGGCGAGATTCCGCCGACCGAGCGCTACCTGAAGGCGCAGCAGCGCGCGGCGCGCAACACCCGGCAGCGCACGCCGAAGCCGTCCGGCGACTCCTAGCCTCCGGACGGCCGCTGACCTCCCCGCGCTCACG